CGTGACCAACGGGCGGCGGATGAGCGGGGATATGAATACCGCGCTAGGAAACTGCCTCCTGATGGTTCTTATGGTGCGCGCCTTTATGCGCGAGCAAAACATCCACGGCGAGATATTCGACGACGGGGATGACGTTTTGGTTTTCTTTGAAGAAAAATTCTTGGACCAAGTCCTGCGCACGTGCCATGACACCTTCCTCGGCTTCGGCCAAGAGGTTAAGGTTGAGAACGTTGCGCATAGGCTTGAAGACATCGTGTTTTGCCAGAGTTCCCCGGTAATTGACAACTCGGGAAAGTATGCAATGGTAGCTAACTGGAAGAAAATCATCAGCCAGTCTGCCAGCGGTACAAGATACTGGCAAGAAGAGAAGACTAGAGCTGACATGGGTTATTCCGTGGGCCAGTGTCTCCTCGCGCTCTACGCGGGAATGCCCATCATTCAGACGTACGCCCAGAGGCTGTGCGCTAGTGGTGGCGTCCTGAACCCAGAGATATACAACACTGATTGGGTGTTCAAACTCGGAAGGGAAGGAGAGAGGCGAGAGCTTGGGACACTAGCACCAGAGCCCATCACGACGGCGACTCGGGAGTCATTCTGGAAGGCGTACGGCATAGATCCCACCCAGCAGGTGATGCTGGAGGACATGCTGGACGACTGGACATTGACGACCGGGACTCAAGATCAGCCGCCTGAGGTGCTCCCAGGCTGGGCGCTGGAATACGCGCCAGGCATGGGACCTACGGCTTGGGAATGGTATCTCACCAGTTACCATTCGACCTTGCTCAAGTAATTTCTCACACACAACAAGTCTAAAGATTCAGCTAAGATGCCTGCTACAAAGGAGTGCCCCTATTGTTTGTGCAAGATCGCTACTGGCGCCCACGGGAGCCTAAAGCAACACTTGCAAAAGGTGCATAACAAAGAGTGGATGGCAATGCAGAAGCAGCAGCTCCTCGGAGCGAAGAAAGCTGCGGACGCAAGGATGGCGAAAAATTCGGCCGCGAAAGCGGTGTCCCCCAAGGGACGAAGCCCCCACTAGGCGAGTGGACCAGGGCTTAGTCAACAGTCTTACCTGACTGCCCCCTAACTTGAGCTGGTTACTCAAGTCCACCTGGGGATTCAGCGGGTGCCAAGCGGTGGCCATTTAATCGTAAGAAGTAATAGGTGACTGCGCTCAGCAGACAACCCAACCGAATGGGTATGTCACTGGTAATGGATAACGGAAAGACTGCCAGCAGCCAACACACCTCACCTTATCGTTGGGATAAGGGGGCCTTAAGGGGTGTGTGGAATTAGTCGCTACGGCGCACCAGCAAGTTAATATCAGAGCGACTGTACTTTCAG